AAATCCTCTGGGGCTTCTGTCCAGTCGGTTGCGATGTTGCCACGTTCTAGCTTGACTTTGCGGATTTCTAAATAACTGCCCACAGGAGCAGACATTGCACCCATCAAAGCACGGATATTTGTCAAATCTTTTGGGGCGGTAAACCCCATGATGGCTTTTTGCCATTGCCCATCATTGGCAACGTTATGATTTGGCACAATCCGCCAGTTTTTATTGTCATTGATGATGTAGGTATAAAGCAAATTGGGCATGTCTGTGCGATACTCAAAACTTAATATGGCTTGCTCATTTGCTTTGATTGTGTGCGTTGATTTGGTATTTACCAATATCCCCACATGACCGCTACTGATGGTATCTATACGCCCAAAGCTGTCCATATTGGCATATCTTGCTCGGTCGGTAAAAGATAAGTATCTAGCGAAATTGGCTGTGTTAAACAGCAAATTTCTACCCCCAACGGACAAGCTGTCAAACCGTGCATTCATCTGACTTTGAGCGGTTGCCAATGCTTGATTGGTGTCGCTTGTTGTGCGTTCTAAGGTGGCAATTTTGCTCTCGCTTGTGCCAACACGTCCGCTTACCCCTTGCACGGTGCTTTCAAGCGTACGGATTGCTTGGCTGTTGGCAGTGTCGCCACTGGCTCGTGCCGTCTCTTCTCGGGCAAGACGGGCTGTTAAATTATTATCAGCCTTTTTGTATTGGGCATCAAGCGTGTTAATACGTTGTGATAGAGCCGTATTATTATCGCTGATGGCTTTTTCGGCAGTGGCAAGTTTGGCGTTGGTGGCGGTGTCGGCTTGTTTGTAGGCGGTATCAATCGCTGTTATGCGTTGTCCCAATGCTGTATCAGCGTCCGCCCTTGCCCTTTGTTCTGCCGTGATTGCACTATTGGCGGTGTTGGCACGAGTTAGGGCATTATTTGCCGTGTTTTGGGCGTTATCTGCTTTGGTGGTTGCCGTGTCCGCTTTGCCGTTTGCGGTGTTTGCCGTATTTTGAGCAGTAGTAACATTGGCGGTTAATTGGCTGATTTGGCTTGCGGTGGCGGTGCCTTTGTCCGACAATGTTTTAAGCTGATTGGCAACGCTTGCTTTATTGCCGTTGTAGTCAGCCGTCAAGCTGTTAATGCGTTGGGTTAAAGCATTATCAGCGTTGGTGCGGACGGTGGTTTCGCTTGCTAAATTTGCCGTAAGTGTGCGGTCAGCCGATTTATATGCCGTGTCTAATGCTGTGATTTGTTGCGATAAAGCATTGTCCGCATTGGTTAGGGTTTGGCGTAAGTTTTGCAAATTTGCCGTTGTTGCCTTTTCGTCAAGCTGGCTTTGGGTGTCCTCTGGGGCAGGTGTCCAGTCGGTTGCGATGTTGCCACGTTCTAGCTTGACATTGCGTATCTCTAAGTAGCTTCCGCTCTTACCAAGACTTGCACCGTCAGCTGATTGAATGCTACCAATCAAGATTGAGCAGTTAAGTCTATCGCTTCTGACTGTTGCCGTTGTTGTCGCCCTGTGCCATTGCCCATCATTATTGATAGACATGGGGTTAAAACCGCCCATGTTACCACTTTGACGACTTAATAGGTAGGTGTAGCTTAGGTTGTCTAAGTCTGTACGATACTCAAAACTCAGTGTAATTGTCTCACCGTCTTTAAAATCTAGCCCAGTTTGATAAGACGTTCGCATGCCTAGATTAAACAAGGGTTGGGTTAGCTCCAAGCGGTTGTTGCTGATTGTATCAACTTGTCTCCAAGTCCACCAAGTCATGTTTTGCGTGTTAAGTAGCAGGTTACGACCGCCCACCGCTAAATTATCAAATCTCGCCCCCAATCTATCAATACTACTCGCTTGTCCGCTTTGGGTTTGCTTAATCGTGCTAATCTCGCTATTTGTATTATCCGCCTGCGTTTTGATTTGGCTGTATTTTTGGGATAAATCCCCTGTGGTTACCCCCAATTCACGGATTGATGAGGTATGAGACCCCACCGTTTGCGTAAGATTAGCGATTTCTTGGGTTTTGGCATTATTGGCAGATTGCAATGCAGTAATATCACGGATTGCCGATGTGATACGGTTTCGTTCGGTAGCGATGTTGCTCACGGCGGTTTGTAGCGTGCTTTTGGCGGTGCTTAGCTCGTTTTGAGCGGTGGCAAGCTGGCTGTTTAGCGTGCTAAGATTGCCATTGACTGAATTTACCGCACTTTCAATGGTTGGTATCTTATTAATGCTTGGGATTTTACTCTTAAAGCTATTAATATTGCTTTCAATCGTTGGTATCTTGCTGTTAATACCGCTAATCTTGCTCTCAATTGTGCCAATCTTGCCAATCGGCGTACGCAGTGATTGGTCAAGATGGCTTTGGCTAATTTGACCTGATAGTATGTCAAGCACTTTTTCAGCATCTGCTGATGTCGTGCCAGATGTCCAATCTGTCCAGTCTGATGTATTGCCCAGTTTGTCTACAATTCTAGCACGATAAAACTGGGTCAAATTGCCTTGTAGCCCTGTGATTTCATGCTTATTGGTTGGGTAAGCGAATGTACCAAGCGTGGTAATATGCGTGCGTCCATCAGGGCTAACCTCTATCTCAGTGAAATTGGTGTCATCAGAACCTTTGGCGAAATTCCACCCCAAATTCATGCCAAACAATACCCCCTGTACGCTAAGGTTTACGGGGCGTGGCGGTTTGCCTTGTTTGCCTTGTATCTGTGTCAGATTTGAGTGCGTGGCTAGACTTGCCTGTCCAAAGGCAGAAATCGCCGTTACACGGGCTTCGTATTGCCCTGCGTACACGCCTGTGATTTCAATGCTATTTGTGCCTGTGGGTGGCAGGCTTTGCCAGTTGCCATTGTCTTTACGCCACTGTACGGTATATTTGACCGCACCACTCACTTGCTCCCAACCAATAACAAGGGTGGTAACCGTTACGCCTTGATTGACCGTGTGGTAGCTTGACAGATTAACAGACTTAGTCGGAGCTTGTACGGTGGGGTTAATCACGCTAATCGGACGCTCGGGGGTGTACGCCCCTGTATCAATGGCATCATATTTGGCAGGGCTGTATTGTACGGCAGTGATGGTAAATTGGTGATTGTCATCGGCGGTTACTGACAGCACACGAAACCTCATCGTGGCTAAATCCTGACTATCTAGCACCCAAACATTTTGCTCGCTGATGTCGCCAAAGGGTTTAGTAACAGTAACATTATCGCCATTTACTGCACTGATTTGCCGTCTTTGGCTTGTGCCGTCATCGCCATTGATGACAAGCGTGTCGCCTGCTTTGGCTGTGATGGCACGGTCAAGGGTAATCACAGTTTTGGTTTTGTTAATCGCAAGCACACGACCGCCCGTGGCACGCCCTGCAAACAGCTCATCGCTAATCTCAATCACTTTGGCAGGGGCAGGGATATAGCCGTCTAGCCCCACCTTAAATGTTACCATGCGTGTTTCTAGTTGTTCAGATTTTAACGCCCACAATCCTGCACGCTGAGCTTGTCCTTTGGACGTACAGCCCCACGCTTGTATGTCCGCCACACGCACACCAAACTTGGCAATGGCTTTTTCATCTCTGACATATTCATATTCGGTCTTAAAATGGTTGGCAGGGTTATCCCACGCCACCTTAGCCACCGTGTGGCGGTCTCTTGCTCGTGTGCCTGTATATTCAAACACGCCATCAATGACATTGGCACGGCTAAAACTGTAAATGCTGTCTTGGGGAATATCAGCATCTAGCACGATGCTTGTGCCGTCCCAGTAGGAGATGGCACGAAATACGCCTGCAAGTCTAGATAACAGCTCAAACGCACCCTCTGCCGACTGAATGTAGACATTCACGGTAAAACGAGGCTCTTGTCCACCCATGCCATCATCTACCATCTCATCACAATATTGGGCTAGGCGGTATAAGCTCCATTTATCAATCATGCTTTGGGTCAGGCGAGAACCCAGCCCATAGCGTTCGGCGGTGCATAGGTCATAATAGACCCACGCAGGGTTATTAGTGTACGCCATTTTAAATTGCCCATCCCACAGCCCATCATAGGTGCGTGCGGTAGGGTTATAATTGGTTGGCACTTTGATAATAAGACCACGACAACGGGCCGCCATTTTGGCGACATTGCTAAACTGCTCGGCATCATAGCGTAAACCCAATAAAGCGGTGTTTGGGTAGCGTAATTTTAAATCAATCACCTCGGTGATGGCAGAGACATACATTTTATCACTGACAAGCTCAGATGTGCTGTTTGGTGTGATACGGCGAACACGCACCGCCCAGCCTGTCCCAGCTTTGGGTAAATCAATACGGTGGCTACGCTCGTAAGCGTTTGATGTTTTGGCATTGATGGATGTATTTAGAGCTTGCACCCAGCCACCGTTGTCGGTTTTGACATCGATGGCATAATCAATCTTAACGCCTGACACATCGCCATTATCAGCATTTTGTGAACGCAATGCTCCCCATTTTATACGCACACGCAGAGCATCAAGGTCAAGATTGTTAAATGACTTAACCCACGGCGTGCCATGTTTTAGCTCCACGCCCACATTGGTCTCACTTGCCACATCAGGGAAACCATCAATGTACTCTTGGTCATTTGTACCAGCACGAAAATCCACCTTGACATTTGGAAAATTAAACTCGTCATCATCGTTTTGTAGGGGCGTATCGTCTAAGTACACCGACTTATAGCCATCTGCAAGCCCTGCAATCTCACCCTCACCCAAGCCGTAGAGTATCTTGATGTAAGTTTTGGATTGAGCAGAGTCTCTTGCAATGATGGGCTTTCTTTGTT